CTCCAATTAGTGAAAACGCTACGTTTGTAACTATTGATGGTGTAATGCAGCACAAAGATACTTACAGTATATCTGGAACTACTTTAACATTTTCAGTAGCTCCACCTAATGGTACTTCCGTTGAAGCATTAACATTAGCTTCAACAACGATTAATCAAGCAACAATTTTACAAGATGCTGATAGTGATACAAGAGTACAAGTAGAAGAAAGTGCTGATGAAGATAAAATTAGATTTGATACCGGTGGTACTGAAAGAGCAGTTATTGACTCAACTGGACTCAGTGTTACAGGAACAATTAATGCATCGACAGATGTTCAAATTAACGGGTCCTCTGCGGCTACAACAGGTAAAGCTATTGCTATGGCTTTAGTCTTTGGATAATATAGGAGAAAAAAATGGCAAACCCTAACTTAGTAGCAGTAACTTCCATATACGGAAATAGTATAAACGGAGCTTTAACTACTACCACAACAACTGACTTATTAACTTGTGCAAGTGATAAGTTAATTAAAATAAACAGCATTATTGTTGCAAACATTGATGGTACTAATGCTGCTGATGTAACAATGGGAATCATTAAAAGTGGTGGCTCAGTTGTTCATTTTGCATCAACTATCTCTGTTCCGGCAGATGCTACTTTGGTTCTTATTGATAAGAACTCAAGTATTTATCTTGAAGAAGGAGATATTTTAGAAGGTGGTGCAAGTGCTAATGGAGATTTAACTTACACCATTAGTTACGAAGAACTAGATGATGCTTAATTAAAGGAGGTATTTAACAATGGCTCACTTTGCAGAACTTAATAACAGCAACGAAGTATTACGAGTAGTAGTAATATCCAACGATGATGTAGAAGCTAACGGAGGAGAATTATCCTCTGAAGCAGAAACATTTGTAGCATCTATCGTTCCACATTCAGAAGGTGGTACTGCTTGGAAACAAACTTCATACAACAATAATTTTAGAAAACATTATGCAGGTATAGGTCATATCTATGATGCAAGTAAAGATAAATTTATCTTGCCACAACCTTACCCATCTTGGTCATTAGATTCTAACGATGACTGGGAAGCACCAGTTACCCATCCAACAGTTACAGAAATAGATTCTAACCTAGTAATAATTACTTGGGATGAAGATAATCAAAAATGGCTAGGAGAAACCTATAGTGGTGACCCAATAGTTACAACCAATTACGAATGGGATGCTACTAATCTGCAATGGAATGAGGTCTAACTATGGCTAGTTCTAATGGCGGAATAGTAGGTGTCGATAATCCACCGCAAGTTCAAGCAGAACAAATTACTACTTTCAACTCTACTGGTACGTTTACAACTCAACCACTAACTACAAGTATTGAATACTTAGTTGTTGCAGGTGGCGGAGGGGGTGGTTCTCGTTTTGGCGGCGGTGGCGGAGCAGGGGGCTACAAAACAAATTTTGGCGGAAGTCCAACTCCTGTAAGTGCTGCATCTCCTTATCCTGTAACAGTTGGCGGAGGTGGTGCTGGCGGTGCTGCAACTGGCGGACCATTTACTGGTGGTGCAAATAATGGAACAAATGGAAGTAACTCAGTTTTAGGTACACCAAGCTCAATAACCTCTACAGGTGGCGGAGGCGGTGGAGCTGGCGATGGTCAGAATGGACTTGCTGGTGGATCAGGCGGAGGTGGTGCAGGTAGATTTGCAACTTCAGGCGGAGCAGCCTCCCCACCAGGACAAGGTAACGCAGGTGGAGCAGGTAGTGGTAGTCCTGTTTCTCCAGGAGGCGATAGTTTTAGAGGTGCAGGCGGAGGTGGTGCAGGAGCAGCAGGTAGCAACTCTACAAACACAGATAATCCCGCAAATGGAGCAGGTGGTGTAGGTTTAGCAAATTCAATTACAGGTTCTCCTGTTTTTTACGCAGGTGGCGGAGGCGGAGCAGCAGGAGGAACTCAAAACTCTCAAACTAATGCAGCAGCTGGTGGAGCAGGTGGCGGAGGTACTGGCGATGGTGCACCTGGTGCATCAGGAACAGCAGGAACAGCTAACACTGGCGGAGGCGGAGGCGGAGGTAGATTCGCTGGAAGCAATGTAGCAGGAAGAGCAGGTGGCTCAGGAATTGTTATTGTAAAAGAACCAGCATTAGCCCTAGCCTCAGGAGTATGGGATATGAACGCACTTTATGACAATGTGAAAGCAGGGACATGGACAAATGCCTAGATTAGTCGGAGCAGTAGTAACAACACAAGCGGAACAAATTACCACTTTTAACTCTAGTGGAACTCTTGCTACTCAACCACAAACTACAAGTATTGAATACTTAGTTGTTGCAGGTGGAGCAGGTGGTGGTGCTAAATATGGCGGTGGTGGTGGTGCAGGTGGTTATGTACCAGGTACAACACCAGTATTGGGAAACACGCCTTATCCAATAGCAGTAGGTGCTGGAGGAGCAGGAGGTGCGGCAACTGGTGGTGCAGGTACAGGAGGAGCAACTCCAGGTACAAATGGAAATAATTCATCTTTTGCACCAGGCTCAGGAATTGAAAAAACCGCTACAGGTGGCGGAGGAGGCGGAGCAGGTGATGCTCTTAATGGTGCTGCTGGTGGCTCAGGCGGAGGTGGTGCAGGTAGATTTGCAACAACAGGCGGTGCTGCTTCTCCACCAGGACAAGGTAACGCAGGTGGTAATGGTAGTGGTACACCTCTTGGAGCTGATAGTTACAGAGGAGCTGGGGGTGGCGGTGCAGGAGCAGCAGGAAATGCCTCAACAGGAATAGACAATACAGCCAATGGAGCAGGTGGTGATGGTTTAGAAAGTTCAATTACAGGTTCGCCAGTTTTCTACGCAGGTGGAGGCGGAGGTGGTGGTAGAGGTAACCAACCACAAACCACTAACTCAGCAGGTGGCAATGGCGGTGGAGGAGAGGGCATAGTTACAGGACCAACCGCAGGTTCAGCAGGAACAGCTAACACGGGTGGAGGAGGTGGCGGTGGTGCTACCTTTGGAGGATCAAACATAGCAGGACTAGCAGGTGGATCAGGAATTGTTATTATTAAAGAACCCTTTGTAGGCTCAAGCTGTTGGGATTTAAGACAAGTCTTTAGACAAGTCAAAGCTGGTGATTGGTCAAACTAATAAATGAACCTTAAATATTATTACTGGTACTTTCAATCAGCCATACCTGAAAGAATATGTGATGACATAGTTCGTTATGGTAAAGAGCAAAATAAAGAAATGGCTCTTACAGGTAACGCTAAAAAAGACAACCTAACCAAGCTAGAACTTAAAAACATTCAAAAGAAAAGAAAATCTGATGTTGTATGGATGTCAGATAGATGGATATACAAAGAAATACAACCTTACATCCATCAAGCAAATTATAACGCTGGGTGGAATTTTGAATGGGATTGGTCAGAGTCTTGTCAGTTTACAGAATATAAAAAAGACCAGTTTTATGATTGGCATTGTGATTCATATGAAGAACCCTATAACAATCCTGAAAATGCTAATACACATGGTAAGTTAAGAAAACTTAGTATGACTGTATCACTAACAGACCCTGAAGAATACGAAGGTGGTGATTTAGAGTTTGATTTTAGAAACACAGATGAAGGCTCACAGCCAAGAATATGTGAAGAAATTAGAAAGAAAGGTAGTGTAATTATCTTCCCATCTTTTGTTTGGCATAGAGTCAAACCAGTAACCAAAGGAATACGACACTCCTTAGTGTGTTGGAATTTAGGATATCCATTTAGATGAGTTTTAAAAAAGACAAATACCAAGTAATTAAAGGTGCTATATCAAAAGAGTTAGCAGATTTTTGTTATCAATACTTTTTAAATAAAAGAGCAGTAGCAAGACATTTGTTTGATGAAAAGTATATATCACAGTTTACTGAATACTTTGGAGTTTGGAACGACCAACAAATACCAGAAACGTATTCACATTACTCAGATATCGTAATGGAAACTTTACTACAAAAAGTAAAACCTGTAATGGAAGAACAGTCAGAAGTTAAACTAATTGAAACATATTCATACGCTAGAATTTATAAAAAAGGTGATGAGTTAAAAAGACACAAAGATAGATACTCTTGTGAAATCTCTACCACTTTAAATTTAGGTGGTGATGATTGGTCAATCTTTTTAGAACCATCAGGTGAAGAAGGTAAAGACGGTATAGAAGTTAAACTTGAAGCAGGTGATATGCTAATGTATCGTGGTTGCGATTTAGAACATTGGAGAGAACCTTTTGAAGGTAAAGATTGTGGACAAGTATTTTTACACTACAACGATGCAAGTGGTAAAAATGCTAAAAAAAATAAGTATGATGGTAGACCAATGATAGGGTTACCGGCATATTTTAAAGGAGCATAACATGGAACTATCAGCATATATCATTTGGAACGTTTTTATAACGTTAGTCTTAGCCCCTATCTGGTTTCAGATTAGGCAGAACTCAGCAGAGCTTAGACGACACGATATATTGCTGAACAAAACACGTGAAGAGGTTGCAAAGAATTACGTAACCAAAGATGAGTTAAGAAATGATATGACCATCATTATGGAAAGAATGGATAAAATCAGTGAAAAGCTTGACAAATTGTTTGAAGTTAAGTAAAATAGGTATATAGGAAATAACTATGTCAAAAAGAAAAGATAGAAAAAGATACAATAACGGTTCTAGACAAGACTATACTAAAGGTGGTAGAGTTGGTTATCGTGAAGGTGATGAAGTAGAAGAAAGAAATGCTCGTGCTGAAGCTATTAGACAAAATAGAGAACAAGAAAGAATAAATGTAAACATTCCCGGCACTCCCGGATATAATCCTAATATTCCTACCAACGTTCCTACGGGTCCATTTGGAGGACCTCCGGGTGGTACACCTGCTCCTACTCCCGCACCTACACCGGCACCTACACCTGCACCTACACCTTCTCCTGACATGGTAAATGCAAAAGCTAGAGCAGAACAATTAGTATCTGGAGATATGACAGGTGTTCCTCAAATAGATGCACCTAAACAAGTTGAAGTAGGAGAGTTAGGTGTAGCTAGAGAAGTCGCACCTAGAGAAGCTTTAGTAGCTGAAACTGCTGCAATGCCAACAGCTCCAGAAGCTGTAACCGCAGAAGCTGCACCAGCAGTAGCTGCTCCTGAACCACTAACTGCTGCACAGATGGAAGCAGCACAGATTACAGAAGCTCCTGAAGTTGCTGTAGCTGAAGGTGAAGTAAGACCTGAAGCATTAGCTGAAGCTGCAGAAGTAGAACGTGTAGCTCCTATTGAAGCTGCTGAAGTAGAGATTATTCCCGGTGCATTAACTGAAAGAGTTGTAGGAACTATAAGTCCTAATGCTATGGCAGAAGCTGCTCAAGTAGCAGGTACAACGTTAGCACGGGTTACAAGAGCTAAGAAACAATTACGAAATGCTGGTGTTAGTGAAGAAGATATAACAACATTAGGTAACGACCCTGAAGACCTAGAAGCTAGGTTGATGGATTTAACAGAAGCTGAACGTGGAGTTATTGCTGGGTTACCTGAAGAAGCTTTAGTATCCAATCAGTTAGACAGTTTATTAAGTGGTATTGAAGAAGGTGAAGTTCCTGCGTGGGCTAGACCTGCTGTAGCTAGTGTTGAACAAATGTTAGCTCAACGTGGCATGTCAGCATCCACTGTAGGTAGAGATGCCTTGCTCAATGCTATTATACAATCTGCTGTACCTTTAGCACAAGCTAACGCACAAGCAATCCAGCAAAGTGTTGGACAGCAAAAATCAATTGAAGCTCAAGCCGAGTTACAAAATGCTCAGTTTAGACAACAGACAGCACTCGATAACGCTGGTAAAGTTTTTCAAATGGACATGGCTCAGTTCAGTGCTGACCAACAAACAGCATTATCTAACAGTAAGTTCTTACAAACTGTAGGATTAACTGAAGCTAATAACAGACAACAAGCTACAATTCAAAATGCTGTACTAATGTCTCAAGCTAACTTAGCTGAAGCAGACTTCTATCAGAAAGCTCAGATAAATAATGCTAATGCTTTCTTACAAACAGATTTAACTAATCTTAATAACGAGCAACAAGCTAATGTTATAAAAGCTCAACAAGCTCAACAAACGTTATTAAGTAATCAAGCAGCTCAAAATGCTGCAAGACAATTCAATGCTGCTAGTGAGAATCAAACACAGCAGTTTATGTCAAGTTTAGCTACACAAGTAGCTCAGTTTAATACACAACAAACTAATGCCATGTCTCAATTTAATGCACAACAAATTAATGCAAGACAAGCTTTAGAGTTTCAAGTTGAAGCAGATTTAGAAAAATCAAATGCTGCTATGGTTAATCAAATAAATCAATTTAATGCTCAAGTAGATTTTGATAGAGAAAAATTTAATGTTGCTAATGCACAAGCTGTAGAACAATCAAATTTAGCGTGGAGAAGACAAGCTAACACAATTAATACTGCTGCTGCTAACCAAGTAGCAATGCAGAATGCACAGAATGCATTTAATATGTCAGCACAAGCACAATCATTTTTATGGCAAGAGTTAAGAGATCAAGCTGATTTTGATTTTAGAGCTTATGAAAATGAAGAAAATAGAAAAGCTCAACTATATGCACAAGCTCTGGCTAACGAAGGAGAGTCTGCAAAAGATTGGGGTGCAACAATGACAAATGTATCACAAATATGGAATACCATGTTTGGTAAAGGTTAATAGGAGAAGTTATGGGAATATTAAGTAAAATTGCAAAAGGTTTTAAAAAGATTGTAAAAGGCGTTGGTAGACGTATAAAGAAAGTTGCCAAGAAAATTGGTAAAGTTTTTGCCAAGATTGCAAAACCTTTTCAAAAACTTGGAATTGTTGGTCAACTTGCGTTAGGTTTTATTATGCCTTGGGCAATTGGTTCAACGTTTAGTTACTTAACTGGAAATGCTTTTACTTCTACTATTGCTGGATTAACAGGACCCGGTGCAAACATTTTTCAAAAAGCTGTAGGCTATACTTTTAAAGGTATTCAAATGGGAGCTAATGGAATTAAAGGAGCTTACAATACTGTAAGTGGTGCAATTAATGGTGCCTTTGATTACGTTGGTGAAAAAGTTGGAGACTTTGGCAATTGGTTAAAGGGCAATGTTGAAAAAGACCCTATGCAAATTACAAAGTATTCAGATGCTGCAGCTCAAGCAGAATTAGATAAATTTGGTATAACAGATATTGACCAAGATTATTTAAAAGAAGCTGCTAAAACAGATGTTAAAGGTGTTATTTCAGAAGCAGCAAAAAAAGATGTTAAAGATAAAACATTTTTTGAAACTACTAAAGAAGCTTTAACAGAATTACCCGGTAAATTAAAAGAAGAAATTACAGGAGCACCTACCAAGATTGCTGAAAAAATTACTAGTGTTGGTCTTGGAGCAATTGAAGATACTATGTTAGGTAGAGATGAAAATGAATATGGTTATTCAACACCTTATGTGGCTGATTTTAGCAAAATAGGAGAAGCTTCGGTAGTAGAACAAGCCGAGCAAACTTATAATGCTGGAGGATTTTATTATAATACACCAGCAGCAATTATGCAGGGAACACAAACAACCTACCGTGGTGATGAGTGGAACCAATGGTTTACTTCAAGTTTAGGGGGTCCTAACGGATGATGCAAGAACAAAATTATAAAGACTACGATCAAGAAGGATTAAACTTTTTGGGAAGTATGCAAAGACCTATTCCCGGTCAATCATTAACAAACAATCCAGATAATCCTTATCCTTGGGAACAACCTCCACAGTTTACAGAACTTCAACCAGCTATTGATGCTTTGTTTATTGATATGACTGAGCCTGAATCTTACAGTGGTATTGTTCAAATGGCAAGACGAGGTACTCCTATTTCTGATATTACTCAGTTTATTTTATATGCTGGATTTCAAGAAGGTAATTGGAACCCCGACTTAATGATGCTTTTAATTGAGCCTACTATGTATTTAATTATGGCATTAGTTGAAAGAGCTGGTGTACTAGATTACACAATTTATAGAGGTGAAGAAGAAGAAGATTTTGATGATGATGAAGAACAATTGTCAGCTATGGAAAAAGTTATGGCAACTGCAAAAGAAAAAATTAAAGAACCTACAAAAGGACAAATACCTTCCGGAGTTTTACCGTCAGATATTATGGAGCAAATTAAAGAAGTAGAAGTTCCAGAAAGTTTATTAGCAAAACCAGAACAAGGATTATTAACTAAGAGAGAAGTATAATGGCAATTGAACAACTAGGCGAATCACTATTAGCTCAAGCACGTAAAAAAAATAAAAAAGAAAAGAAAAAAGCGTATGCGTTTACAGGGTTATTATTAGGATTAAAAGCTAAGAATCATTTCTTAAGAAAAAAAGCAGCATCTCGAATGCAGGAATTTAATAATAGTTTAATGCCTGTTGTTCAAAACGTTGCTGGAACTTTAAATGAAGCAAACCAGTATTTTTCAGATAAAGATACGTTACTTAAAAAATATAATACACAAGATTATA